CGAACCCGCTGCGAACCCGAATGGATTTTTTGCGCGCAAGCTGGAGCAACTCCAGACCGCGCCAGAATCAAAAGCAAAAATTGAAACGATGAATGACGAACTCAAGGAAGCCATCCAAGGCATGATTCAATCTGCTATGATGGGAATGAATGACAAACTCGCGAAGCTCGAAGCTGCGCTTCCTCCCGTTGAAGAAAAACCCGCCGCCATGAGCGCACAGACTGAGGTCGTGCAACTCGCGGCGAACGCCGCCGCTCTCGCTGCGGTCAAAGAATTTGCCAAGTCTTTCGGTGCGCCAGCCGCCCCGATCGCCTCGGCGGAAGCTCCCAAACCAGTCGCGCAAGCGCAGAAGTTCGAGGACGTCGTCGCCGCTAAAGCCACCGAGCTCAAGGGCGACAAATCCTCGGCCATCTCCTTCGCGGTCAAAAATCATGCTGACCTTTACGCCGCTTATCGTGCGCGCGTGCAGGGCGGCGAACTCGTGAAACTCTAAAAAAACTACCATGGCTACTTCATTCCAAAATGCGGGCACGTTTGTCGCAAACTCGGCTATCACCGCGTTTCGCCTCGTGTCCATTTCCAGCAATCGCGGCGTCGGTCTTGCCGCCACCGCTTCGCTCCCTGACGGCGTCGCTCTGATCGACGCCGCCTCGGGCGATCAAATCAGCGTCCAGTTCCTCGGTGGCACCACCATCAAGGCCACTCTGCTCGCCGGTCCGGTCACCGTGGGCGACACGCTCTTCTCCACCGCCAACGGAACCGTCGCCATCACTGGCACGATCACCGTGGGCAAGTCGCTCACCACCGCGTCTGACGCTTCTGCCATTATCGAGATTCTGCCGAAGAATTTCTAAACCCTAAAAAAATCTTACCATGTATACCAATTCAGCAGCCATTTTTCGCGGCGACATCGCCGGTGTAGTCGAGCAGGCAAAAGACTATGAAGCCGGACTCATCGGCGTTCAAGCGATGCCCATCCTCGACGTGCCCGTGCGCGCCGGCCAATACCCATCCTTCGTCCTCAAAGAGGGTCAGCTCCTCAAGAGCGACGTTAAGAACCGCGCCGCTTACAGCGCATACGCTCGCGGCACGCGTGCGTTTAACCAAGAAACCTACACGGCGTTGGAATATGGATACGAAGAGGCCGTTGACGATACCGTCACCCTCGACGTCGCCCGATTCTTCGACGCCGAAGTCATCGCGGCGAAACTCGCGAAACGGAAATTGCTGCTCGCTCACGAGCTCCGCGTCGCTGCAAAACTGTTCGACAATTCCACGTTTACGGCGACGAACAGCTCAGTGGCATACACGACCGGGAACCTGGCGACCTTCGATGTGGGTGCTGACGTTCAAGAGGCCACCGACCGTCTTCTCGCGAAGGGCGAGAGCGTCACGAACCTGTCTGTCATCATCCCATACCCAGTGTGGACCCGCATCCGCGCTTCCACGAAGTTCCAGAACCGCCTTCGCGGCGCTGGTATTTCGTCCGACACTATCCTCAACGCGAGCACGCAAGCCGCCGCCGAGGTGTTCGGCGTCAGCCAAGTGCTGATTGGTCGCGCCAGCTACGACACCGCCCCCGAAGGTGTGGCGTTTGCTGCCGGTAATGTCTGGGCCAATACGTTCATCTGGGTCGGCTCGGTCACGCAGGCTTCATCTGGATTTTTTGGAGGCGGGGCTGCGTTTACCCTGAATTGGAGTGAGTATGGCAGTGCAATCGGCGTCTCGACCTATCGCGAAGAGGCGATCAAGTCGAACATCGTGCGCGCGTCGCACTTCGTTGCCGAGAAGGTTGTGAATGCGAACGCGGGTCAGCTCATTACCACTCAGTATTCCTGATCTGAATACACCTGAGTTTACAGCCCCACGCCTCACCGCGTGGGGCTTTTTGTTTTGACGCTGCGGCGCGATTCGCCACACCGGAGGCAACACACAACATGACGATTTCCCTCTGCGTGATTGCCGGTAACGAGACCGCGCACATCAAGACCATGCTCGATTCGTTCGTCGGCATCATCGACGAACTCTCACTGGTGCGCGCCATCGGCTCGCAGGAACCGGACGACACCGAACAGCTCGCGCGGGACTGGTGCGAGCACAACGCGGTCCCGATCGTCTTCTCGGACTACCGCAACGGGGTCACTGCGCAGGCGTGGCGGCACGTCGATTCGTTCGCGAGGGCGAGGAACCAAGCGTTTGCGCAAGGCACCGGCGATTGGCTTCTTTGGGCCGACTGCGACGACGTGCTGACCGATGCGACGGAGCTGCGGGAAAGGCTCAAGGAACTGACTGAGGACGTGCTTATGCTCCGATGCCCTTACGACGTGCGGGGCACCGGCAAAAAACTCCAACGCGAGCGCATCATCCGCCGCACAGCGTTCGCCTCGGGGCGGGTCTGGCACCACGACGTGCACGAAAACCTGCTCCTGCTGCCGAACGATCTCCACAACGAGTGGGCCGCGCCAGTCTGGCGGCATCAGCCGGTGTCGATCAAGCAGAGCAACCGGAAACGCAATCTGGCAATCCTCGGGCGCAGTGTAGCGGAGTCTGCGACCCAGTATTTTTACATCCATCAGGAACACTATTGCGCGGGCAACAAGACCGCCGCCGAGCAGTTCGGCCGCATCGCGCTTTCCTTCCCGAACCTCGACGACTCGTTTCGATACGAAGTGCAACTGAACCTTGCGCGGCTCGTCGCGTCACGGCGCGAGGCTTTGCAATTCGCGCTCGGTGCGCACGGGGTTTTCCCGTGGTGCCGCGAGGCCATCGCGTCGGTTATCATGCTGGCCTTCGAGCGCAACGACGGGCGCCGCGCGAGCTTCTGGGCTGAGCGGATGCTTGCGCTACCGGAGCCGAAGGAGAAGGAAAGGCCGTGGACGCACGAGGTGAAGTGGTATGGCTGGGCCGGTCTCGATCTCGCCGCGCGTTCCTACCGGCTCGCGGACCAGCCGAGAAAGGCGGACGGGCTCCAGTGGGCGTTCCACAAGCACGAAAAGCCCGCGATTCGGCTAACGCAGAAAACCCTCGGCGACTCGACGCGCTCGGTGTCATTTCGCGAGGCGTGGCTCGGGACGGCAGCGCAACCGGAAACCGTCGAGCACGTTTTCCTTGTGCGACCCGACGACAAGGAGACGATGGCAATGTCGAAGCAGTTCATCCACGACGTAGGGCAACCGCGAGCCGTGGAGCGCGCGATGATCTCGGTGCACATCGAGGACGGCATGGTCCCGCCGCACGACTGGGACAAGCTCGTGATTGCAAGCGGCGTGACGCTCATCGACGCCGAGAACATCAAAGAAATCCTCGGGGCGAAAAAGCCGTGAGCACGCCAGCAATCATCGTTTGCACGGTCAACGGCGCGTGCCTCAACGTCATGACCGCATCGCTGAACGCCTACGTCCCGCGCGACGTCGAGAGGTATGTGCATCACAAGGTCGGCGCGAACTTTGGAGACGCCTACAACTTCGCCGCGCGCGAAGCGTTCAAGCAGCACGACGAGATTCTGATTTGCAACGATGACATCGTGTTTACCCCGACGACGTGGGCGGTGCTCCTCGCGGATGTCGCGCATCTCCGCAAGGTCGTGCCGGATCTCGGTTACGTCGCGACGCGCTCGGACTATGCGCGAGGCGAACAGAACGTCCGCAGCGGGCGCGGCAAGATCGACTTCCTGCGCTACCAATCCGAGCGGCACATCATCGAGACGCCGGTGATCGCGCCAATCTGCGCGTGGATTCACCGCGACTCGTGGGTGGATTTCCCGCCGATAAATTGGTTCTCGGACGACGTGCAATGCGCGGACATGAAGCGGCGGCATTTCATCTCGCGGGCCTACGTTCACCACGTCGGAAGCCAGACCTGCGGGCAGGACGCACAGCGGTGCTACGAGGACGCGGAGCCGTGGCTACTCGCGAACCGACCGGAGCTTCACGCACGGTTTTATTTTACAGGCGGCGCATAAGTATGGCAGCCGTGCGAGACTTCGACCCGACCCAAATCAACTCCGACTTCTCGGCGATTCTTGAGCAGGCGGGCGTCGCGTTCACCTTTCAAGGCGTGAGCGTTACCGGCATCTGGTCGTCCTCGCGCGATGCGTTCTCGGAGTTTGAGGACCAGCGCAGGACTGACAGCAAGTTCACGGTCTTTCTGCTTACGTCGAGCGTCAGCGCAACGCCGCAGGTCACACAAACGCTTTCTCGCGCGAGCATCACCTATTTCATCGAACGCGTGACCTTGGACGCAGAGGGCGCGGGCTGCGAAATCGAGGTCGCAAAGTCGATATGATCGACATCGAAACCAGTTTCTCGCGGCTGGAAATGGCGCTTCACGAGTTGGCGAAAGAAGCCAAGGTCAGTCTCGGACTTGTCATCAAAGAGGAGGCCAAATACGCGATTCAAACCATCGTAAAATTTACGCCGCCCAAGAGCAAGCAGCAGGGCGCGAACGCGGTGCGCGCAGATTTCAGCAGGCTCGCCGAACCGTTGGTTTTCGAAGACCTTCAAGCGAAGGCGACCAAGGGCGGATTTTACAAGTCGATGGCGCGATATGTCCGCAACCGAGACGTGGAGAAACTGCGCGCGCTTTTTCGCAATCCGAATCTGACGCATTATTACGGCAGGCCGTTACTTGAAAACGAGGACGCGATTAAGAAATACCACCGCAGCCAGCAGAACGCACGAGGCAGGATCACCGGAAAACCGCGCGTCCTCGCCTTCGGATTGGATTTTCGACGCGTCCGAAAGACGATGGAAGATCGCGTGGGCTGGACCGTCAGCGGATGGAACTCGTCGGCAAAAGTAACCGGCGCGCGCTACAAGAAATTCAGCGACAAGCTCAAGGCGCAGGCAGGCGGAAACATCCGGTTCGGCTCGGTGCAATCCAGCTTCGGGCCGCAGCCGTTCATCAAAGCGACGGCGCACAATGTGAAGATTCCGAACTACCAGCGCATGATCGACGCGGCCATCAATAGTCGGATGAGAACGACGATGAAGAAAATCGCAGCAGTCAAAGCCAACAAGGCCGTCAATCTCGGTTTCACCCGCGTCGGCGGAGCAATGCCAATCAAAACAGCAGCAGCATGAGCACACGCACCAACATCCGCACCGCGACGGCGAACGCTCTCACTGGCGCGCTCGTCGTGCCCACCGCAAACATCCTTCGCGGGCGCAACAACACGATTGCGAGCATCTCCTTTCCCGCCGCCGCCGTTTACGCGGTCAGCGAGCAGATCGAGGTGCGCACACTCGGGCCGAGCAACCGGACGCAATACCGGCAGTTGCAGCTCATCGTGGATTACTTCATCGCCGAGAGCGGAACGTATTTGATCGACGACCTTTTCGACACGGGCAGCGCGGCGGTGGAGGCCGCAGTCCTCGCCGACGTGACGCTCGGGGGGCAATGCCGCGATCTCCATCTTAACAGTGTGGACTATGTTATTGAGCCCGATGAAGACAAACGCTGGGGCACGGCTCGTCACACTTTCAACTGCATTTATTTAACCACCGACTAACATGGCAAATCATCTCGGCCGCGAAGGCCTCGTCAAAATCTCAAGCACCACCATCGGCGAGTTGCGCAACTACTCGCTCAGCCACTCGTCAGACACCGTCGAAGATTCCGTCATCGGCGACACCTACCGCACGCGACTTGCGACGATGAAAACGTGGTCTGCCTCGGGCGATCTCTATTGGGATGAGACCGACGCCGGTCAATTGCTCATCACGATCGGCTCGCAGGTCACGCTCAACCTCTACCCAGAGGGCGCAACCGCTGGCGATGTGTATTACACAGGCTCGGCCATCGTGACCAAATTCGATATAAGTGCCAGCTTCGACGGCATCGTCGAGGGAGCGATTTCCTTTGAAGGAAATGGGGTGCTCACAGTGACGAGCGTCTAACTTTGTAACAGCAAAACACACACAACACATGGAAGCAATCGACCTCGTCAGAGAACACTTCGCCTCCCTCGGCACGCGCAAGATCGACGTGCCCGAGTGGAAGCTCGTGGTGCACGCATCGCCGGTCACGCTCGGCGAAAAAAACCGGCTCTATCGTCGCAGCAAGGAGAACGACATGGAGTTGCTGGTGGACATCTTGATTATGAAGGCCACGGACGAGCACGGCGCAAAGCTGTTCACGATCGAGCACAAGCCGACGCTACTGAACAAGGCCGACAGCAACGTCGTGGGACGCATCGCCAACGCCATTCTGGCCGAAAACGGGCCGAGGCCGGACGACTTAAAAAACTGATTCACGGCGGGGATGCCGCCGACTTCCTCGCCGTGTATGCGCTCGCAGATCGTCTCGGCAAATTCGCAAGCGAAGTTCTCACCATGCCGGCGCAGGAATTGAACGGCTGGCTGGTTTACATCGAACACCAAAACCGGAAATCGAAACATCATGGCTGAAGCTACATTCACACTGCGGGCGGTTGATTCGACGAGGGCGGCGTTTGCAAGCGTGCAGAATTCGCTGACGAAGATTCACTCGACGGCGAAAATAGTCTCAACCGGAATGGCGACTTTCTTCGGATTCTCTGCGGCAATAAGCGGCGCGAGAAGGCTAAACGCGGCAATGGAGGACGCAGAAAAGAACGCCAAGAAGCTCGGTTTAAGTAGTGAAGATTTGGATGCGCTAACCGTCGCGACAAACTTCGTCGATGTCGCGATGATGAAGATGCAATCAACGGTCGCGAAGGGAATCGGTGCGTTTGCAAGACTGTTTTCGGGCGCTGGAACCGGAGCAGACGCAGCCGCAGCACGCATCACGCGCATTTCTCCAGAACTGGAAA